GCTGTACGAACTTTAGATTTGCCGTTGATATGTTAACACCGTTAAAGTTATCCGCACCCCCTATCTGACCATCAAGTAAAGCCTGTTGCTTGTCGCGCTCAGTACCTGTCATTGGTATGTCTGATCCGTTACTTAACAACCCTATTGCACCTCTGTTTTTAAATATAGCCGCTTCTGCTCTAAACTTCTCGTTGGATGCCTCTACTACTACCCATGCAGCCTGTAAAGGACTTAACCCCCATTTAACGCTTGTTCCCTCACAGCTTACTATGTTGCTAGTCTTTATGTGTCTAACGTTCTTTAGTTCGTCACCTTGAATCTTTGTTATTGAGTTCCACGGTGTAGTGTACTCGTATCGTACAACCTCTCCTATTGTATTACAGAATAATTCTACACGGTTAGCGTGCCATACATCAAGCTCACCACCTGCACCAATACCCTTAACAAAATATACAAACGCATTGCCTGTAGCAAGTAAACTCTCATTGATCTTTTGCCGCTTCTCTTCGGTGTATAGTTCTAGTATTTGTGAGTTAACTATCTCTTTCTCGCCCTTAGTATGTACTATACGATCCATAGATGCGCTTGTTTTTGCGATCTTGTTAATGATGTTGAATACGTATGGATTGCTTGAGTATGCGTCTATGAATTTAGTCAGTGAATAACCCGTTACATTGTAGTTAAAGTAGTCACCGAAAATTTGCAGTAGCCCTGAATCATGAGAAGTTAGGCGTATTGAATGCTTTGAAACGTAACGCCCAACAGCACCATCAATAACCTTAGTGAAAATATTAGCCATTTACTCACTCGTTTAAGTCGTAAATATAGTGATTATATTCTAATCAATGAAATGGTTAGAATATAATCAATACCGAGTACACGCATAAAGCATTGCATCCATTAGGTGATCATCTTTATCTACTACGTGGGTTTTATGTTCCCCTTTGCTGTTTATTATCTCAATATGATGGTAGTGCATTAACTCATCTTTTAGGTCTTCTGAGTCCTTATGTATGTGCATGTTCTTGCTTTGCATCTTACGTATACCTCGCATCTTATTCATACCACTGCCCCCGTAGGTCTTATCACATGGCATTGTATAAATACCCTGTTCTGCGAGTTCTGCCATATCTTTACCCCCTGCAATATCCGCTACTATGTAATGATCTTCTGAATACTGATCGAGTACCGCACGTATCATTGGTACATAGTGCTTATTTAATAGCCCTGTCTTGTAGATGTGTTGTTTAATATAGATGTCGTTTCCCTTGATTACACACTCAACGAATGAAAGCGGATCAGGATTAAACCCGAAATCTAAGCCAAATATTCTAAGGTCGTACTCAGTAGGGAACGTATCAAACTCTTTCCAATCAGTATAAACTAAACCGTCTTCGCTTTCTTTCCATCCACCTAGTACAGTATACTTGTAGTATGACCATGCTATTTTATCCTGCTTGCTGCATTGCTTTCTGTCTTCATTTGTGAACTCTTCTAGCCTTTCATAAATAACCCTAGCCGCCTCGAACTTTACCCAGTTCTTACGTGCTACGTACTTCTCCCCTAGGTCTAAATAGGTTGTATGTATGTATAATGTTGCCGTACCGTCTTCATGTACTACCACTCCATTATGTCCACCTTCCACACCTTTCTCCCTCCATAGCTTTTGGTAAGCCCAAAACTTCTTACTCTTAGGGTTCATTATGTTTACCGTAAATGGCTGTACATCTTTAGACCTTATGGATAGCTCTATTGTTGCCCAATCTTCATAGCTTGGATACTCCTCTAATTCCTCACATGTAAATGCCGAGTAGTTCTCTAATGATTTTAGATTTGCTGTTTGGTCTCCACTGCTAGTCTTTATACCTGAGAAGTCTACGTACCCACCGCTTGATTTACATATTACAGATGTCTTAGTAGCATATAGGAATCCTTGATAGCCTAAGTCTTTTGTTCTATTTGTGAATGCTGGAATGATTGACTTCTCAGCACTCTTTAATGTGTACCGTGTATAGAGTTCTCGATAGCCATAATTAACTACCCTATCATTTGACGCTACTGTTGCTGTGAATGTCTTGGATGATTCTCGACCCCCTGTTATATTGACTACTGTTACCTTTGCTAAGTCCTCCCAGTATTGTCTATTCTTTAGGTTAGGGTCTTTTAGTTTATCCCACGCTTTAGGTAGATCGAATAACGGCTTAAACTTTCTGCATATCTTCATTAGTCATCGCTTGCGGAATCGCTGAAATCTATCTGAGGTGCTTTAATCTCCGAAGTGTCTACTTGTGTTCTATCCTCGTAACCATGTTTATTCTTTAATAAGAAGATGGCCATAGCCGCGCTTTTTGCTGTTGCTGTTAGGGTGTCGTTGACTATCCTACCCTCTAATTGTCTCTCTACTCGCTTTATAGCTTTCAAAACGGGCGCATTTTCTTTGAACTTATTTGTTAGGTAAGCCCATAGACTAGCAGCGTTGTTACCGTCCACTAATGCCCCTGCTAAGGTGTAGTTTTGCTTATTGTCTTCATTGAATTGATATACGCTTTCAATGAACTCTAATGCGTTTTCTTCGTACCACTTCTCTGCGGCTGTATTACCTTCTTTGAATGAATGTTGGTTCTTATGCTTACTAGTTTCGCTCATCGTACTTGGTTAAATACTGTATGTATAATTGCTAGTCCTCCCCCTATTACGAATAGGTAAAATAAGAATTGGATATTGTTGCTTATTCTCCTTGTGAAGTGTGCTGTCTCCTTAGCGTATTGTAGTTCTGTTTTGTCTTTGTTCATAGTGCAATATACGAATTACTAATTTGATTGGTTTTCTTCGAGAGTATAGTTACTGTTGTTTAGTGTTTATGTGTTATCGTCTTTTATGATGTACTTTTTGATGTTTAACGACCTGTTGTACTCTTCGCACCGTTCGTGTGGTGTCATACGTTTGGTTGTTGGGTGCTTTATTCTTAAATAAATGATTACCACGCTAACAAGAAGAAAGCCGCTTAAAACTACTATATCTACTGGATTGATTGTCATAATACACTTATTTACTATTACTGTTTAACACTGCTTTCGTTTAGCCTTAATTAGATAATCATCCAACCAGTCCTTATAGATTTGTTTTATCTTTGGGTCTTTAGTCTCCCTCATCTTCTTAAGGGTCTTGAAGTACTCGTCTAGTTCTGTTAAGTTGTGCATTTGGTTAAAGTATTAAAGGGGACTTTCACCCCTGTTTGGGTTATATTCTGAAAGTTCCTAACTGTTCCATTAACTCATCTTCTCTTTCTACTAGTTTAGCATGGTAATCAGTCGTTTCGAAGTTTCCATTATTATCTGCCGAAACTTTAATGTTTTTTAATTGTAATTCGATTAGGTCTAGTGATTTAAGTATGTCGTTTCTTGTTGTCATATCGTTTAAGTTTCTTTGTGGCTGCGTTGCCTACACAACAAATATACGGTACTTATCCCGCCTTAATAGTGCTAATGTGATGAACGGTAATATAAAATGATAAGTGGTAAATGGGTATTATGAACGGTTATGTTCGGTGTATAGCCCTATATCCTATTTAGTTGTGTTTGGGTCGGTTAATTGGTTCTATGATAGGAAACTTGATTCCCTCGGTACTGATGTAGTCGAGAACAGATCCATCAATGTCTTTTAATAATAAATCTTCCATCGGTACAAAAATCCAAGGCATATCATAGAAGCACTCCTTACAAATGCAGCACTCATGGTGATCCTTGTTTCTGTCTTTTCTACTTGGCATATCTATTTGTTTATTAACCATCCTAAAATATAGATTAGGACAATCCCAATAACTACTCCTAGTATATAATAAAATACTGCCATCCTATTTAGTTTATTGGTTGACAAGGCGGCATACCTGACCCTCCTGTATTACATGCTAGTCTTGGTTGTTCATGGTTTGCTGTTGGTAGTTGCCTAGCAATGTGATACATAATGTCTTGGTAAGAACGTTTCTTAGTGAATTGCCACCATTTACATTCGCTTTGTTTACGCTTGTATAGTTCAATTGATTTCTGTAAAATTATGTAATCTGAGTCCATATCTATTTGTTTTTACGGTTTTTCCATTTCTTACGTAGCCAAAAGAACAATGCAGCCATAAACAATAGTGTTAATAGTCCTATTGCCCCATATAACAACCACCAAAGCCCCTGAATAGCATAAAGCACTACTAACACCACAATAAATATAAACATCATTATATCGTTCGCTAGTAGATTAGCCGTCATACTCCATTCGGTATGGCTTTCTATTGGTATCCACCAAAACGGGGCGCGAGCTATTCTTAACGTATAGTAAATAATAGGTAATGTTACGTAGGCTGTCAAATCTCCTGCCCATCTTAAAAAGTTCTTCATGTTTCTTTGTTTTTACTAAGTTAGTTAAATCTATCCGTATTAATTTCAATCTCTGTTTAGTTGTGTTTTACGTTGGTGACATCTAATACACATCCCGTCTTTATGAAACTCAGTGCCTTTGACGAACTTGTTTTTGCACTCTAAATAACAGTTTTTAGACTGTGCGACTATCCTTTCCATTTCTTCGGGATCAGTGGTTAATAGAACGCTTTCAATGTCATGGTGTATGCTATCGCTCCCGTTGTATGTTGTTCGTCTGTCTCCTTTGACCTCTACGTACTGCAATGAGTTATTAGGGTACTTGTCGCAGCCCCTCGCTGTAATCTCGTGTAGCTCTTTCATAGTGCTTTTTTTAGTCGGTCGTAACCGAAGGTTTAAAAAGACTGCTACTAACAGTCAATAAAATTAATTTCATTCTTCAACTATTTTTATTTTGATGTTAGCGTTTATAAATTGCTGCAAATTTTTCCATCAAATATTTTTCTACATCAATAGATTCACTTTCCCACCAATTAGCTTTTTTGTACCATTCCCACGCAATTAACAAATCTCTAACATCAAATAAAACCAATAATTTATTAACTAATAAATCACTATCCATTTTATCGTTGCCGTTGTTGCTACATTCATCTAATATAACTCTTATCTTATTTTCCATAAATTTCAGTTTTTTATTCTTGTCCGTTAGCACAAATACTAC